TATATATTTAGACTGTAAAAAGCGTTTTACAAGAAAAGAATTTATGGACGGTGTGTACACTTATTCTTGGGACAAAGAAAGGTGGGAGCGTCTAAGAAGAGATGGATGGATAGAAGTTTGGAGGCAAAGAAATAGAACGACTATAAAATACTCAGTGTTTAAAACATCGTTTAAGTGTAGTCAGCTAATAAGTAGAATATACAGGATACTATTAGCAGAGGAAGACCTGCCAACGTCCAGTAGAAGTAAGTTTTTTAATAACAAATCATATACTGATAAAGTTTATAATAAGGCTATTGACGATATGATAAAAGATAAAGACAGGTAACATGGCATTTAAGATGAAAGGTCCACTAGCTCTGTTTGGCAACAAAGAGTTGCGTAAAGCAAAAAGAGCTGCTAGAAAAAAATTAAGAAAAGAAGGCAAGCTTACTAAAGAGGCTAGAAAAGAAATTAGAAAATATAAAGATTACTAATGGGATTTAAACTAGGTAAAAGATCTGGAAACTACGCTGTTAAAGGCGAGATACGTAGAAAGCTAAAGTTTGGTAAAGAAGCTGGAGATTCTGACGTTTCAGTGCCTGGCACACCTGTTATAAGAAAAGATTTAGAAGAAGGAATCATGGGTGAGGCTAACATGGATGGCAGCATTTATATTAGTGATAAAATACAACCTGGCAGCGACGAAGAAAGACAAGTGATCAATCACGAAATGAGACATGCTACAGATATTAAAACTGGCAAGTTAGGATATGGTGATGATTATATTAAGTATAATGGTCAAATCTTTGAAAGAGAGGAAATAAACGGCAAAGATATGATTAAGGTTGATGGAGAGTGGATGGAAGCTGGAGACGGCGATTTTCCTTGGGAAGAAGAAGCTAACAATGGAAATAAACTTTAATTAATATGATAACTAACTTAGTAGGTGGACTTTTTGGTAAAGTAGTAGAGAATGCAGAAGGCATACTCGATAAAGTTATTACCACCGATAAAGAACGTGAAGCAGCAAAGCTTGCTTTAAAAAAATTAATGCTTGAAGCAGAGAAAGAAGCATTTGCAAAAGAAGTTGAAGATCGTAAGTCTGCAAGAGATATGTATAAGGATGACGCTATCATCCAAAAAGTGCTTGCAACACTATTTACAATAGCTTATTTTGGCATAACATTTATAATGTTCAATTATTTTGTAACTAAGAGTATAGACCTTGGTGAATTTGAAATAAGCTTTATATCAACAATATTTGGTGCTATGAGCGCCAAGGTTAATACTATCGTAGACTTTTTCTTCGGTGGTTCATCAAAAAAGAACGAACAAGTAAATAATAAATAAAATGGGAATTAATTCAACAGGAACATCTTACAACTTTGGGCAATTAGGTAGTGGTCACATAAAAGCTACTAACGTAGAATTATTCGCTCCCACAGGAAGAGTTATAGTAGCTATAACAATGTTAGAAAATATGAAGTTTACTAAACTTATAGCAGACACTTCTGCTGTAGCAAGTGGTAGCGCTACCGTGGATGATGGCGTATCTTTTATAGGTACTGGAACTCAGTTTTTAGCTAATGGTGAGGATGATGATGGAGATGCTGTAACCTCAGCGGCAATAGCAAACACTGTAGAATTTCCAGCAGGATTAACTATATACGGTAGATGGACAAGTATTCAGTTGGTAGATCTTACAGGTAGTGATAACACTAACACTCATGGCGTAATAGTTTATTACGGTTATTAATGGCTTTAGGTAACGCAAATACGCAAGCGCAGTCTAGAGGTAAAAACAAACCTGTAGTTGTCAAAAGACACAAAGAAGTTGTTGCAGCTAAAGATTATAATACTGTAACCTGCGGCCCTAAATTACCTGCAAATACTTGTAGAACAACAAGAGAAGCAGAAGTAACAGAAACTTATTTTTACGATGGAACCGCTAGTTCTCCACAAGTTGGAGACATAGTATATCCAGTAAAAAGAGCTAATAGTAGAAACGTGCTAGAAGCTGGTCATTATAAAATAGGTCCTTACTCAGGGAGATATAAAAATATGGAAATAGGAAGCAATGGTGTTGTTTCCGCAGTTACAAACTGTTAATATTAACTAATTAAATTAAATTAAATTATGGCAAAAAGAAAGACACCTAAGGTGGACTTAAACGTTCGCCCTGAAAAAGTAACAACCGAACAGTTACAAAGAATACAATCTACAATAGATGGTATTAATCGTGCTCAACTAGATATGGGTATGCTAGAAGTTAAGAAGCACAATATTCTTCACACAGTATCAGATGGTCAAAAAGAATTAGTCGAACTACAACAAGAGTTAAAAGAGCAGTACGGCACGTTTGATATTAACTTACAAGACGGAACAATAAAATATAATGAAAATGTCGAAACTAATAAGGAAGATTAGTATTGGCAAGGATTACAAGAATGACGCCATGCACTACTCTGTTGGACAGGAAGTGTATGGTGGTCATACTATTTGTGATATAATCGAAGAAAAAGACAAGTTTTCTGTTTACATCAGAAAAGGTAAAGACGTTTTACCTTGGAAAGACTTTAACAAGAACATGGCTGTTTCTGTAGAGTATAACTTGCAATATTAATGAAAAGTGTATATAACTTTGTCATCTCACCTGTAGGTAAAAGGTATAATAACGAAAAATCTATTGGTAACTCTAAACTAATAACTAACACCGATGTTTATAATCATGAGTTTGTTAATAGAATAGCTAAAGTTATTTCAGTGCCTTGTGCTTTAAAAACAAGTATAAAGCCAGGTGACGAAGTTGTAGTGCATCATAACGTTTTTCGTAGATGGCACGATGTAAAAGGCAGAGAAAAAAACAGTAAAGCTTTTTTTAACGAAGAAACATATATTGTATCAGAAGATCAAATATTTCTTTGTAAAAACAAAGGCGAATGGAAACCTATAGATGGTTACTGTTTTGTTCAACCTATAAAAAACAAAGATACGTTTGAAACAAATGTAGAAAAGCCTTTAGTTGGTGTAATTAAGTATACAGACGGAAGTTTTAAGAAAGGTGATTTAGTAGGCTTTACTCCTAACAGTGAGTATGAGTTTATTATTGATGGAAAACGTCTGTATAGAGTTTACTCTAAATTTATTACAATTAAATATGAATATCAAGGAAACGAAGAAGAGTATAATCCAAGCTGGGCATAAAGCGGTTGAAGAGTTGATTAAGGTTGCTAAAGAGGCTATTGTTGATAGTGATGACGATATTTCAGCTGATAGACTAAAGAACGCTGCGGCTACTAAAAAGTTGGCCATATTTGATGCATTTGAAATCCTCAACCGTATACAAGAAGAAGAAAATATTTTGGAAGGAAAGACACCTGAAGAAAAAAAGGAAAGAGTATTTAAGGGTTTCGCGGAAGGCCGATCTAAATAAATCAGTATATGAATAATCATTTTTTTAATTTTTTCTTAGAAGCTTCTAAAGGTTTAGTACCAAATCATAGTGTTATAAATATTAAAGGACAAAACACAGATGTCGACACGGGTACAATTCCTGAAACTGTTACAAACCTAGGATCAATTTACGAATTTATAACTTACGACACTAGCGCAACAAATAACGGAGCTCAATTTTTTAAAGTTGTTTCTACTAGCACTAATGACGCCTTTGCTGGCACAGGAGCTAATCACGTGCTGATAGAAGGTTTAGATGCAAATTTTAAAGAAATATCAGAAATAGTCGTCATGAACGGCACAAACTCTGTAACAACAGCTAACCCATATTTAAGGTTAAATAGTGCTGAAGTAGCTTTAGTTGGCTCATCTGAAAAAAACGCTGGCATTATAAGCATAGTAAATGCCAGTGATGCCTCCCACAATTTAGGTATGATTAGAGTAGGAGAAGGTAAAATGCATCAAGCGGTGTACACTGTACCCGCTAATCACAGCGCATACATACTAGAGTTTGAAGGAAATATGTCTAGATCTTCTTCTTCTGGTCAAGCAGTTTTAGAATTAAAAACTAGAGAACCTAAAACAAGAGCGGCTCTTGGTGATAATTTTGTTTATTTAACTCATCATGCATTAAGCCTACAAGACGACGGAAGTAGAACATTTAGTAAGCTTTTTGCATTACCAATAAAAGTTCCTCAATTATCAGATATTCTTGTCGAATGTACTTTTGTGTCCGCGAATAACACTTCTGTTGCCGCAAACTTAGCAATTATATTAGTTAATGATGGAGAATAATCAATCATTATATAAGATTGTAGAGCCTATTAAAAAAACTACTATTAACCGACTTAATAAGTCAAAAAAATGGAAATATGGATACAATAAAGAGCATGATATTGTGGTTATCTCAAGAACTGGTAAAATTGGACAAATATATGAAATCCAAGGCTTGCAGATTGGCTTGCCGTTGGAACCACTGCGAATGCGCGTGCCTAAGGGAGGCAAGTGGCAAAAAATAGAGTATCCTAAAGAGTTAAGTAAGCTTAAAAATATATTTGACTGGAGAAATTATCCAGAAGAGCACAAAGATCAATGGTATGATTTTATAGACGAAGAGTTTAAACGTCGTGATGAAGGTTTTTGGTTTAACAACAATGGTATAGCTACATATATAACAGGTAGCCACTATATGTATTTGCAATGGAGTAAAATTGATGTTGGAGCTCCAGACTTTCGTGAAGCAAATAGGTTGTTCTTTATATTTTGGGAAGCATGTAAAGCTGATAAGCGCTGCTACGGCATGTGCTACTTAAAAAATAGACGATCTGGTTTTTCTTTTATGTCTAGCGCTGAAACAGTTAACTTAGCTACTATATCGAGTGACTCTAGATATGGAATACTATCTAAAAGTGGTGCAGATGCTAAAAAGATGTTTACGGATAAAGTTGTACCTATTAGTATAAATTATCCGTTTTTCTTTAAACCTATACAAGACGGTATGGATCGTCCAAAATCGGAGTTAGCGTATAGAGTTCCTGCTAGTAAATTTACTCGTAAGAAAATGACAGCTACAGATGGTATGGAAGAAATAGAAGGTTTAGATACTACTATTGATTGGAAAAACACTGGTGACAACAGCTATGATGGTGAAAAATTATCTTTGTTAGTGCACGATGAAAGTGGTAAGTGGGAAAAACCTGATAATATTTTAAACAACTGGCGTGTAACAAAAACTTGTTTACGTCTTGGTAGTAGAATTATAGGTAAGTGTATGATGGGATCAACGTCAAACGCTTTAGATAAAGGTGGTGATAACTTTAAAAAGTTATATAACGACAGCGATGTCACAAAAAGAAATAGAAATGGTCAAACACGCTCTGGTTTATATTCTTTGTTTATCCCAATGGAATGGAACTATGAAGGATTTATTGATGAATATGGACGACCGGTTTTTAGCACACCTAGACGAGAGTGTTATGGACCTGACGGAGAACTAATAG